GAGTTGATCGAGTGGGTGCATGCCTTCGGCGCCGAGCACCAGGTGCGCTGGACTCAAAAGGACAATTGGGGAGGGCGCTACTGATGAGCGCGACAGAACAATTCTGGATTGTGATTTTCTTCGCCGTCGTCATTGGCGTGATTGCTGGGCGCTTCATCGACAAGCGTCGCCAACGGTCAATTGAGGACTTCGAGCGAAAGCGCCGAGAACGAAAGGCCGAAATAGATCGCTCCGCAAGGAAGATCCTATGACCATCGAACGGAAGCCGGCCAAGCCGAAGAAATGCCGCGTTGCTACGTGCAGGGCCTCATTCGTCCCTTCGCGGATGGGGCAGGCGGTGTGCAGTCCGGCGTGCGCAATGATCGACGCGCCCAGGCATGAGCCGAAGGCACGCAAGGCACTTGCCGATATCGAGCGCAAAGACATCAAGGTCCGCAAGGAGAAGCTGAAGACCCGGGCGGATCACCTCAAAGACACGCAGCAGGCATTCAACGCCTGGGTGCGCGCCCGTGATGCGGACCTGCCATGCGTCAGCTGCGGCCGCCATCACCAGGGCAAGTATGACGCTGGCCATTACCGGACCGTGGGGAGCAATCCTGCCTTGCGCTTCGAGCCGATGAACTGCCACCGCCAGTGTTCGCCATGCAACACCCGTCTTTCCGGGAACATCGTGAATTACCGCATTGAGCTGGTGCAGCGTATCGGCGCCGAGGCAGTTGAGTGGCTGGAAGGCCCTCATGAGGCCAAGAAGTACACCGTGGATGAGCTGAAGGCGATGACCGCCGACTACCGGGCAAAGACCAGAGAACTGAAAAAGGGGCAGGCAGCATGAAAATCAACTCAGCACGTCAAGCGTGGCATGACTGCAAATACAACCCAGCCCCCGGCCAGACCTCTGATGTGGTGCAGCTGGGCGTGGTGGTGCAGGCCACCGAGCGCGGCCCGACGGCAAACCACGCTGTGCACGGGGCGTTGGCGGGGCATATCCAGTCGGCAATCGCCAGGCTACACCCGCAGATCCGCGTATTCGGCGACTTCATGTACGCCGCCGAGCAGAGCGACGACATCCGCGAGGCGGCGGAAGAGGTCGTGTTCCTGATGGTGGTCGGCAAGTCGCCACGCATGACGGCGGCCAAGCGCGAGAAAATGGAGTTTGTCGTGAAGGGCGTGATGCGCCGGTACCGCCACATGCACCAAGGCGGACAATCGGCCAACGAAGATCCCTTCGCCAATGCCGAGAAGTTCCGGGCGTGGATGTGGCAGTTCTACGGCGTGCGCCTGGAGTCGTGCAACTGGGAGCGGGATTGGGGTGGCGTGCTGCAACTGATCTTCGAGTGCTGCGAGGATCTTGACCGTCGTGCACTGAGCCCTGTTGCAGCGGTAATTTACGAAATGCGCGAGGCCGCATGAGGGCCTATTGCGTTCCCGTGCGGCTCATGGCATGATTTCGCCACTGTTAGAGTTTTGCCTTCGGCAACTTACTCGCTGATCCAAGAAAACCCGGCCGCCGCGCCGGGTTTTTCGTTTCTGGAAGGTGGCGCCCAGTGGTGGGCAATCCGGTTTGAACCCGGAGCTATCGGAAACGGTAAGAGTTCGACTCTTTCACCTTCCGCCAAATTCGCCGCCATAGCTCCAGTGGTAGAGCAGTCGCCTTGTAAGCGAATGGCCCGGGGTTCGAATCCTCGTGGCGGCACCACATTGGTGAGTAGCACAGCGGTAGTGCAATCGGCTGTTAACCGATCGGTCAGTGGTTCGATCCCACTCTCACCAGCAAGTTACACCTGTAGCCAGGACAGCCCTCGGGAAGGCCTGGACGTCGATAGCCGGACAGTGCGACGTACGGAATCAACGCCGGCAGCCCGTGCACCCTTGCTCCAACAATGCGTCAGGGTGGCGCGAGACATGAACAGCGAGATCGATGCATTAGGGCGTTGACGCTGGGATTGTCTTTGGCAGACAGCGCGGAAAGACGCGCGCACCTATTCAGGCCCTCTGCATACGCAAGGGGCCTTTTCGTTTTCAGCACCGCCACACCCTTCGCTCTGAGCAGGGAGTGCTGCCGGGGCTGATTGATCAAGCTGCGTGAACGACAACCTCTAGGCGTTTCCCCAGGGCGGCCAGAGCTTTCTCGATCGCTTCCATCTTGGATGTGTGGAGAAAGTCGACCAGGCGATCGCCTTGCGTCTGAGCCAGGCCCAGGAGACGGCAAAGGTCGGCCTTGCGCATATCGCGAGCCATCATCTCGTTCCACAGCAAGATCTTCGCCACGGTTACGGCTGGCAAGTGAATAACCTCTTCACCTGGCTGGGCCGGAGACGCTTGCGGGATGACCTCGCTCTGATCCACGTAGATCGACAAGGTGGTCTCAATCGCGTCAACGGCTTCGCGGATCGCGTGTTCTTTATCGTCCCCGTAGCTGTTCAGTAACGGAAGATCGCGACAGAAGACGGCGAGACCTGGCGCAGCATCCTGTTCAAAGCGGATTGCATAGTTGTACATGGTCACTCCTTGGAGGTGATCACCCAGCGTTCAGATGTGGTGAAGGGGCTCTTAGAGCCCCAGTTGTTTAATGATCGCCTTGCGGGTCGGTTCTGGTATTTCCTTACTGCCGTGATCCGCGAAGGTGCTCCTGTTGCCGTTTGGGGCGATGATCTTGAAGTGGCTTCCTTTGCCTGCTTCGAAGGTCACCCCTTGGGCCTTCAACCATCTTCTGAACTCGCTGGACTTCATCACCTCGCCTCGTTGTTTGGATGAGTCCATTATACAACGTTTTTGTGGTAATACAACAATTTTGTTTTATTTGAGTTTGGAGTGACGATGGATCCTACTGACCTCGGCCCAGGCACAGCTACCTGGCTGGGCGGTAGCGCCACCGTTGTGCTGGGCGGCCTGCTTTGGCTGCGCCGGTTCCTTTCCAAGGACGCGACTGACCGCGCCATGGATAGCGCCGATATCGGCACACTGAAGCGCCTGAACGAACTGCTGAACCAGGAGCGCGCCGCTCGCAAAGAAGCCGAGGCCCGCGCTGATCAGTTCGCGAAAGAGCGGAATGACCTGGCGGCCGCCGTTGGGCGAATGGAAGGGAAGATTGAAGCGCTGACCAGTCAGGTAGGCCAGTTAACCGAGCGCGTTACAGAGCAGAGCGAAGAGATCCACCGCCTGAGAACCAAGCTTGGAGGTATCGCGTGATGGAGAGATGCGCAATCAACTTCATCGCCCGCCATTGGTGGAGGCGATTCGAGGTGTGGGTAATCGCACTGCTGCTGGTTGCTGGCGGGTTGATTCTGGGGTGGCAGGCCGGCGTCTGGTCGGCTACCGCTGAACATACAAAGCAACTCGCCGAGGTGCGCGCCGCATACGACGCAGCGATGGGTAAGCGAGATCTGCGGCTGACCAGCCTGGCCGAGAAGACCCAGGACGCCGCCGTGAAGGTACAGGAGGCATCCCACTCGGCGGTCCAGGCGGCTGACACAGCGAGCAAGGCGGCCGAGAAGGTCAATGAGGCGGTAGAGCGGCAAGTGCCGTAATCCGCGCCACGTTTTCGAATGCTCCAAATCGTGGCGCGCAATCATGAGGAATCACCCATGGATAACCAGCACAAGAAAATCACCGGCTACCGGGACCTGAGCCAGTCCGAGATCGACGGCATGAACTCCATCAAGGCGCTGGAAGCTGACACCGGCGAACTTTTCAAGCAGATCGGCCAGATTGAAGGCGTTGACCCACGCCTGCTGGCTCTGGCCAAGACCAACCTGCAACAGGGCTTCATGTGGTTCGTGCGCTCTATCGCTAAGCCTGCCGATCCATTCAGCTGATGGGCAAAGTAACCCGCCTGCGCCACGCACTTCCACTGGGTCAGGATATCAACGCAGCGGTAAGCGCTCTCGACAAGGCCATTGCTGATGCAGTGGACGCCGCCAAGACTGCCGGACTTCCCCAAGGCCTGATCGTTGGATTGCTCCACGGCCATGCACACGCACAGACGCACCAAATGGTGATCGAATGACGACCATTGCCTACAAAGACGGCGTGATCGCCTATGACGGCCGCCAGACCCGGAACGACCGCATCGTGTCCGACAACGCGGCAAAGTCTCAGGTGGTAGATGGCGTCACCTTCTTCCTGTCGGGGACTGTATGCGACGAGAAGGCGTTGATCGCTGCCTACTTCGGCACTGCGTCGCCAGTTCCTGTTGAGTGCTCAGGTTATGCCGTTGACGGCGGCAAGCTGATGATGATCGGCCACGACGACACGACCGGCATATGGAAGCAGGATCTCGACCCGGCGAACCCGGACGCCATGGGCAGTGGGGCGCAGTACGCCCTGGCCGCAATGGATATGGGTGCAAGTGCAGAAGACGCAGTGCGCGCTGCCATGAAGCGAGACATCTACACCGGCGGAGCTGTTCGCACGGTGACCATCAAGCAGGACTAAGGATTCCCTATGGCAACCAAGCAACCCGACTGGGAGGCAATCGAGCGCGCCTACCGGGCTGGTTCGCTTTCCTTGCGCGGAATCGCCGACAAGTACGACACGAACGAAGGCACGGTGCGAAGTAGAGCCAAGAAGCATGGCTGGCTTCGCGACCTGACACAGCAAGTGCGCACCGCAACGAACGGCAAGCTTTCACGCGAAGCTTCACGCACTGGCTTCACGCAGCCCGATGTGCGTGAAGATGCGCAAATAGTTGAAGAGGCTGCCACTGAGGCCGCTTCCGTTGTGCTGGCCCACCGAACTGATCTTGCGCAGTGGCGAACCATTGCGAACAAGCTGTGCGTAGCTCTCCAGAGCATCAGCGTCAATGAAGACAACATCGGCGACTTCTCCCGCTCGCTTAACGCAGGTGTCGACGCTCAGCTGAAAGTCATCAAGGGCGAACGTCAGGCGTACAACCTCGACACGGAAGAGGGCGACAAGACAGTCGATACTCTGGCCGCGCTGATGGACGATCTATCGAAGGAAGCCTGATATGAAGCCCGAGCACATGAAGCTGCTCCGGGACAAATACTGGCGCCTGAACAACCTCTACTTCATCACGGACAAGCAGGGCAAGAAGGTCCGCTTCCGGATGACGGACGAGCAGATTGAATACTTCGAGGGGATGCACACTCGCAACCTGATCTTGAAGGCCCGGCAGCTTGGCTTCACCACTGAGTGCTGCATCATCCAGCTGGACGCAGCGTTGTTCGAGTCTGCCAAGTGCGCCCTCATCGCTCACACCTTGAACGACGCCAAGCGCCTGTTTCGGGAGAAGGTGAAGTACGCCTACGACAATCTGCCGAAAGAGATCCGCGCCGCGAACCCCGCGAGCAACGACGCCGCCGGTGAGTTGGTATTCAGCAAGGGCGGCTCGCTCTACGTCAGCACCTCCTTCCGGGGTGGCACTCTGCGCTACCTGCACGTTTCCGAGTTCGGGAAGATCTGCGCCAAGTTTCCACACAAGGCGCGGGAGATCGTCACCGGCGCCTTCGAGGCTGTCGCTACCGATTGCTTCGTCACGATTGAATCGACGGCGGAGGGGCGGGCAGGCTACTTCTTCGAGTACTCGCAGAGCGCAGAGAAGCAGCAGCTGTCCGGCGTGGCCCTCGGGCTACTGGATTGGAAATTCTTTTTCTTCAGTTGGTGGAACAACAAAGCCTACTGGCTCGACCCGGCTACAGCGATCATCCCTGACCGCCTGAGCATCTACTTCGAAGAGCTGGCAGCCAAGCACGGGATTGTCACGAACCCAGGCCAGCGCGCCTGGTACGCAGCCAAGGAGAAGACGCTCGGCGACGACATGAAGCGGGAATACCCGTCGATACCGGCCGAAGCCTTCCAGCAGTCAATCGAAGGCGCCTATTACGCCAGGCAGTTCACCAAGCTTTACGCCTCCCAGCGCATCGGCGTGCTGCCGGACAACAGCCACCAGCCGGTGATGACGTTCTGGGATATCGGCGTCGGCGACTCCACGGCCATTTGGTTCGTGCGTCAGGTCGGCACCGAGTTTCACGTCATCGACTTCTACCAGAACAGCGGCGAAGGCCTGCGGCACTACATGAAGGTGCTGAAGGATCGTGGCTACGTGTACTCCGAGCACTGGGGGCCGCACGACATCGACAACCGCGAATTCGGCAGCGATGGCAAGACCCGCCGTGAACTGGCCCGTGAGGGCTACGAGATCGACGGGCAAAAATACAGCCTCAAGTTTAGCGTTGTTCCGAAGCTCGGCATCGACGAAGGCATTGAGCAGGTGCGGGAGATCCTTCCGGCCTGCGCCTTCGATGAGTCCAAGTGCGAACTGGGCATTTCCTGCCTGGAGAACTACCGAAAGGAGTGGGACGACAAGCGGGGCTGCTGGAAAGACAAACCACTTCACGATTGGTCATCGCACGGCGCGGACGCCTTCCGGTACTTCGCCGTCTCGATGGGCCGACGCAAACGCACAGGCGGAACACGCCGAATTGGAGGCTTGGCCTAATGCCAGTGCAATCGACAAACCCCGACTACGACGCGCACATCGCCGAGTGGGAGATGATGGACGACGCGCTCGAGGGTGAGTGCGCGGTGAAGCGCAACGAGCGCAATCTGCCCAAGCCGAGCGGTATGGTTGAGGCCGAGAAGATCGACGCCGCCGGTAACAGGTACCTGTACCAGAACTACACCGATCGGGCCCAGTACGAGCATTGGGTGCGGGATTCGCTGAGGTCGATGATGGGCCTGGTCTCCCGACTGATCCCAGAGATCGAACTGCCCGCTGGCCTGAAGGGGTTGGAGGACAACGCCACAGCCGACGGCTTCGGCCTGAAGCAGCTGTTCTTCCGCATGGTGCGCCAGGCTATCTCGCACGGCAGGGTGCCGATGTTGGTGAACATCGATGACCGCGGCGAGCCGTATTTCTCGACCTATGCGACGCGCAACGCGATCAACTGGGATACCGCCGATCAAGGCGGCCGGCAGGACCTGGTCCTTTCGGTATTCCGTGAGTTCCGCAAGAAGGGTGGCGATCGATACAGCCATGACTGCGACACGGTGTTCCGTGAGTTCTTCATGGAGGGCGATATCTGCTACACAGCGGTGCGCAACGAGGGCG